GTGCCGGAGCAGACGGTATCCTGATGTCCATCGAGCACGACGGGTATATCCCCAATGCTCACCTGGCGGACATCTCTATGCGAGGCCAGCTCAGGAACATCAGAGACGCCGACGGCAATCCGATTTTCAAGAGTTCCATGCAGGAAGCGACACGTTATGAACTGGATGGTGCGCCAATGTACTTCCCGTTGAACGGGTGCATGATTCCAGCGACGGCTCTTATGTTCTCTGGCGACTGGTCGCAGATGGTATACGCCATGCGGCAGGACATCACTTACAAGGTCTTGACCGAAGCGGTGATTCAGGATGCCGCGGGCGACATCGTCTACAACCTGGCGCAGCAGGATATGATAGCCCTAAGAGCAGTCATGCGTGTCGGTGTCGCGTTGCCGAATCCGATCAATCGCATGGAAGCGACGGCAGCCAACCGTTGTGCGTTCGCCGCGTTGACGGCATAAGGGGAGGTGACATAATGGGTTTGTTTCCAAGAAGTATTGAAGAGTATGTCGCTTTGGCGGGTGTACCACGAGGCCCGCTGAGCAAGATTTACCTGGTTGACGCGGTCAATGGTGATGATGGCAATCCTGGTACATCTTTTCAGCAACCGATGGCGACCGTTGAAGCCGCCGAGGCTGCGTGCACGGCAGGCCAACATGATGTAGTGTTACTGTTGGCAAACGCAACGGCGCAGAACCTAACGGCGGTGCTCACCTGGGATAAGGCTTATACTCACTTGCTAGGGATGTGTGCTCCAACGCATGTCTCGCAGCGAGCGAGGATATTCCAAGGGGCAGCTGTAACGGCGGTGTCGCCATCGGTGAATATCACAGCGTCGGGCTGTATGTTCAAAAATGTGATGTTATACCAGGGCGTTGCTGATGCTGGCAACTTGCTAAACGTTCAAGTCACTGGAGGTCGCAACTACTTTGAGAATGTTCATTTCGCTGCGCCAGGTGCGGCGGACCACGCAATTAACACAGGGGCTGCGTTGAAACTGAACGCTGCCGAAGAGAATCTTTTCAAGGGGTGTACCATCGGATTGACCACCATTGCACTAGCGACAGGTTATTCTTTGTTGCTGGTAGACGGTGACGCGGCTCGTAACAAGTTTGTGGATTGCGACTTTGTCATGCGAGCAGGTGCAACTACTGCATACTTTGGTGAGATGGTAGATGGGACGTCAATCTTGGATTATCTGATGTTCGATGGCTGCCAATTCGTCAATGTCTCGACAACCAATGCTGTAGGTACAGCGTTCCTGTTCGTGAATCCCAATGCTGATCGACGTATTTTGATGAAGAACTGTACGGGGTATGGTCTTGGTGCCTGGGACACAACGAACACTGATGTGGTACTTGGTGACATGGGTACTCCTACGGCTCTTGATCTGTCGGGCGTGGCTCTGGCCATGGATGGCTAATCGGATAACAACCGCTCCTCGTCTTGCGAGGCGAGGAGCTTACTTGAAATTGGAGGTGTAACATGACTGTAGCAGTTGATCCAGTGGGCAGGGGATTCCTGACTATTGACATCACTGGCGTAGCCTCTACGGACGCCGCAGGTATTGGAGAGGTGCTGAACCCGGAAGGGGTGGATGTGACCATCCTGCGGGCCTATCTGGTCTGTACGACCGCCAGCACTGGGGCCGCGAATCTGAGTATGGGTATCGCCGCCACTGGCGTTTCGGCGTCGGACCTGTGGAGTGCGGGGGCTATCAACGGTATCACCGAGGGGGCAGTATTCAACTGCTTCGCTCCGCAAGCCACCGCCGAGACGGAACTGACCGACCCGGTAGACTGGGACTCGGACAAGTACATCACATTTACCGGTTCCGCCACAAGTGTCGGTTTTACTGGCAAGCTGTGTTTAGAGTACATCCGCCAGTCGTAGATTAACAAGCACCGGCTCTGAGAGGAGCCGGTGCTAGATATAGGAGGTAATTATGGCAACTGAAACGCTAACGGTGCAATCGATATTACGAACTGGCGCCGAGGTCAACATGCAGAGCGTGACGAACGTCGGCGGGTTCAAATTCATCAATGATGGTAAGACCATCATGATCGCGGCCGAGGTGAACACGGGGAACAACGAGATCACCGTCACGCCCGTGATGTCAGTGGACGGCCTGGCCGCGGAGACTCGGACAGTAGACGTTCTTTCGGATGAAACCTGGGTGCTTGGTCCTTGGCCGCAGGAACTCTACAACGACTCCGATGGATATATCACGTTCGGGACAGAGGCTGACGAGGCCAGCGGTATCGGATTGGTAAGCGTAGCTTAGGGGGCAAGTATGGCTCTATCTGATAGAGTTACCGCCGCGATGATCTCGCAAGTGCGGCGGATGGTCAATGAGGTCACGGTGACGACTTACGACGATGATAGCATAACCACCTATATTGCAGCCTACCCTCGGATCGATGAGCGGGGAGAGAAACCGTATTCCTTCGACACCTCGACCGACCCGCCTACGCGAGAGGATAACGACGATTGGATGTCAACGTTCTGCTTGCACAGCGCAGCTTCGGATATTTGGGAAGAGAAGGCCGCCGCAGTGGCGGATCAGTTCGACTTTGGCGCAGACGGCGGGGACTTCACGCGTAGTCAGAAATATGGGCAGTACATGGCGCAGGCGCGGTCCTACCGCTCACGGCGTGCTGCCACGACCATCAATCTGATTCGAGATACTCGTACCATTCCTTCGGAGTGGATCGGGAACCTGGCTGAGGTAGACTGATGGCCTGGTTGGAAGATGATCTGGCTGCTATGCAAGACACGCAGGATGCGTCAATGCTGGACACCTGCGATATTCTGACATATACGAGTACGGAGGGGTCAGTCAATGACTACGGCAAGCCAAGTCCTGTTACCTGGGAATCATCAGGTGTTTCGACGGAATGTGGCTTCGGGTACATCCGTGCGGTGAGTAGCATTGAAGCATTAGACCAAGTGGCTACAATGCGGACAGTGCTGCGTTTGCCTCTCGATTCTGTAGTGACAACGAAAGACCGTATTGAACTTACACACCGGTTCGGGGCCGAGATCGCATCTGAGTATTATAAGATTCTGGGCAAGATCCGTCGCGGGCCGACATGTTTAACTTGTGACCTGGCATTGGTCACAGATGGGAGCGATGCAGGATGAAACGAATAATGGTAGTGTTGAGTTTGGGGATTGTATTACTGCTGGCGATGATCTGGGCTTCTTCGCTCGGGCCGCCTGTGCAAATGGGCGTGGGCCAAGCGTATGCCGCTGCAACACCGGTGAGTGTCGAATCAATCATCTTGACGGGGCTGACTCCGACTATGAACACGGCCAGTTCTGACACTGATGGTAACACCTTCGTCAATGATGGTCGAACGTTCATATACATTACCAATGGTTATACCGCGACATTGACGGCGACTTTTGTAACACCTGTGACGGTGAACGGGTTGGCCGTAGACGATTTGGCGGTAACGGTCGCAGCCGCTGCTAATAAGGCAGTAGGCCCATTCCTACCAGAGACATTCAACACCACAACTGGAAAGTGTCAGGTAACTTGGGCTACCGCGGGCGCGGGGTCGGTGGCGGATATTACCTTCGGCGTTATGGCTTGGTGAAATATGGCGGACTCAAAGGTAAACTGGTACGGTAACCGGTTGCGCGGCGTCTTGAAAGATGCTGATGAGAAGATTCTTGACCGGTTGGCCTTTCAGACACTGGGTCAGGCTCGCATCAACATCCGCGAGAATAAGCAGATCGACACTGGCTTTATGACTAACAGCGGTTATGTAGTGTCGGCCCAGCAAGACACGCATGGCGAAACTTGGCCCACTGGCGACTATAAGCGAACGAAAGCACCCGGTGTTTCTTATGGCGAACGCGCCGAGAAGGCTCCTGTCAATACCAAGAAAGAAAGCATGGTCGCCTTCGCCGCAAACTACTCAATCTTTCAGGAGATGCGGCGGTCGTTTCTGTACCAGGCTATGCAGGATGTGGTCAAATCCTTCGGTGGTATCGTGCGTCGGGAGAAATTCTAGTGATTGACGTAGAGGCGGAAATTCTCAAGTTTCTAGCTAGAATAATTCCTCTTATGGCAGTAGTTGGTACACGAATCTATGCCGGAACAGACGTTCCGGCGGTAGGCTACAAGCCTTCTGATGGTCCGTGTATCTGTTTCAAGGTCCGTGGGGGGCGATTCGAGACCGAACAGCGGGACTTGATAGCTCCGTCGGTACAGTTCAAATGCTACGGTGCGACAGAACTGGAAGCAAATAGATGTTACCGTACCTTGCATGATGTTCTTGATCTGGGACGTGGGGCTACGATGCGGTATGCTCTGGCGGAAGGGCCGGGTCAATTGTTGCAAGACCAGGAACGAGATAAGGCTTGGTGGTTTACGTTAGTGTTCTACACAATGTGGATGGATGATTCATAAACTTGGAGGCGTAACATGGCAATATCAGAT